CAGTAAGCAGCAACCTTGACATCGAGGGCAATATCTTAGAGCATGAAAATTCACAAAGAACAGGTCTGCATATCACAAATGATAACACTCCAACTTTGGTAGGTAAGGCTACTTCAAACGCTACTATAAGCATATTTGATGGTGAAGGTGAAAATGCACCACTGCTTGGCACAACAACAGCTGATAATGATGGCAACTGGTCATACACACCAACTTCGCCTTTAGCTGATGGAGATCATAAATTTACGATTGAAGCTAGCAAAGTAGCTGCAAATGGCGAAGAGCTAAAAGCTACAAGCACGCAAGAGATAACTGTTGATACAGACAATAGCACCTTGTCTATTACAAAAATATCTACTGATGATTTCGCTGACCTGTCACACTATAACACAATGTATGATAGCAATAAGCAATATGACTTTTCACCGACTATCGAGGGCAAAGCTGAGCCATTTGCTGATATAAATTTGGTTATCAAAACTGCTGATGTGTTTTACAATGATGGCTTAGGTAACTCTTGGCTGGGTAAAGCAGCTCAAGTAGTCGAAGAGTTAAGTGCCAAGGCTGACGCTGAAGGCAACTGGAAAGTTGAGAGTGGTGTTTTAAACAATAGAGATTTTGAATACAAAGTCGAAGCTTCATCGGTAGACGAGGCTGGCAACAAATACTCTGAGCCACAAGCAACGACATTTTATATG